GTCGTGAATCTGCTGATACTAACTGGAGAGGCTACCAACACGCGATGTTATATGGGGGAACATATCACAACGGGGTTAACTATTACGGAATTAAACCTCAATATAATGGTGGTGGTCCCGACATGGGCGGTACAATTGTAGTGGATACTGTTACAAAAGTAGGTCTAGGAATAGGTACCCAAGGAGCCCACTCTGACATTAGAAACATATACTTATATAAAATGATTGTTGCATAGGAGATTATGATGGCTATAAAATACAGAGTATTTAAACAAAAAAGTACTGATAAGTATTTTAATCGAATGGATACAACCGACGGTGAGTGGGGAACGAGCGAGGCTACCGCTATTAGGGGAGTCTCTCTAGAGTACGTTGTAGATATTAGTGATATCGAACTTATTGAAGATACTTCTGATAGTCGAAGTGGTACTATTATCAAACCTATAACTGCGTGGACAGCCCAAGACAGGGATGTTAGGAATTTAGCATTAGCAGCGAGTGACTGGACCCAATCTCCGGATACTGCGTTATCCGATTCTAAAAAAGCTGAATGGGCAACATACAGACAAGCTCTTAGAGATTTGCCTAGTGCACAATCAAACTTAGCTGAAGTAGTTTATCCAACAGAGCCAAGTTAAGGAGTATGAATGGCAGGAACAACAGCTTATCCCGGTGCGTTAGATGATAATACTAACCTTAATGAGAACCTTGCGGATAACGTAGATACTGCCGCTGCTGCTCACCAAAATAACCAGAACGCTGCGATTAAAGCAACACAAGCTAAAGTAGGTATTACTGCAAGCACTCCTACTAGCGCCAAAGTACTTATTGGCGGCTCGTCAGCGGGAACAAGTGAATGGCAGACATTATCTGGTAACGCAACAATTACAAACGCAGGTGTAGTTAGTGTAACTGGGGGAACATTTGCTTCCACCCTTTACGTAAATGAATCTGCTAATGGTAGTATGACACTCGGTGTAACAATTAACCAAGGCGCAAATGACAATGAAGTACTTGCATTTAAGTCAAGTGATATTGCACATGCGTATACTACAGGGGGTGAAACAGACACCTATGCAGCTTTCCAAAAATCTTCTGCTACATTAGGTGGATTAAAAATAACATCTATAGCAGAGGATGCTGCAGAAGACCAAGTAACACAGATACATTCTATTGGTGGTACTGCTATGACAACTAAGACTACATCTGGTGTAGGTCTTGTTGATATCTACGTAGCAGAGCACGATGGTTCTAACGCATTAGCAGATATTACAGCAGATGGAAACGTCTTCTCTGTACGTGCTCGTGTTGGTAGTGCAGATGTTACAAGGTTTTTAGTAGATGAAGACGCTGATGCTTACATATTCGGTAATGCAATTGTCACAGGTACAGCTACAGCTGGTGGTACAACACTAACTGGTGCTATAAATCAAGGTGATGAAAGTGTTGTATTACACGGAAGAGTATTTTCCTAGGAGGAAATAAATGGCAACAATAACAAAGGACGACTTATCAGGCAGTACTACTGGTCAAATGATCGCAGTAGCGGCCACATCCTCCGCAGGAACTACCATTCACACAGCAGTGGCTGGTACAACTAACTGGGATGAAATATGGATCTATGCAAATAACATAGATGGAACAGACAGAAAACTCACTATTGAGTGGGGAAACACTACAGCTATTGGTGGACATATTGAGTACACCGTAGTAGCTGAGTCAGGATTAGCTCTTGTAATTCCCGGACTTATTCTTCAGAATGGTCTTGTAGTTAAAGCGTTTGCTGCAACTACAAACGTGATTATGCTTTCGGGATATGTTAATAAGATAACTGCCTAGGAGTGGTGAATGACTAGAGTAGATCAACAAAGAACAAATCCAAGCAAGGCTGTTTCCAACTTTAAAGGAAGGTGGGATTCAACTTTTGCTTGGCCTTCAACAGCCATCTCCACATGGTTAAACGGTGGCTTGTTTGGTGGAGCAGCTTGGGCTGTCATAGATGGTGGAACAGAAGTGACGTATGCCGGTTACCACGCTGAGAAATTCACTTCTTCTGGCACACTGACTGTTTCGGCAGCGGGTTATGCAGAATGCTTAGTTGTCGGCGGTGGAGGAGGTGCAGCACAAGGAACCCCCTCTAATGGAGGTGGCGGAGGCGGTGGCGGCGGTGCTGTCCGCGCACAATCTGCTGATTTAAATGAAGGAGATGATGGAAATCTTGGTGTAACAGGATGGGTTTATTTAGAAGCTGGTGATTACACTGTCTCAGTTGGAGGTGGTGGTGCTAGTGGCAGTGGAAGTTCCAATCACTACGGCGCTATGGGAACTCAAAGTTACATAGAAGCCCCTAGTGGAACTCCATTTCATGATGGGACTTCTGCTTCAGCCTATATGCGGGCTGGTCCGGGAGGAGGCGGTGGCGGTGGAACAGGTGCCGGTAGAAACTGGAATCAGGGTTCCCCTACTGGTATAGTAAACGCAACTGGTGGATCAGGTGGCGGAGGTGGACAAGGAGGCCTTGGTTACATTGGTTCTAGTGGTGGAGCTGGCGGAACTGGCGGCAGTGGAGATATGGGAAATAATGGTGGCACAGGTGGTTACGTAGGAATGGCCCATGGTGCCAATCCCGCAGGTGGCGGCGGTGGAGCTGGTAGTGCTGCAGGTGGAGGTTCTTCCTATAACTCAGCTGGAGGTGATCCAACACAAGCTTACACTACAACACAATGGACCGGAGGTACTGAATGGTACGGTGGCGGTGGCGGTGGTCACATATACCAGTTTAATGGCACTACATACGCATGGGGAAGTAATGCGGCTGGCGGTTCTTCTGCCGCATCCTATGGTGGAACTGTAACCGATATAGGTGGCGCAGGAACTCATGCAAATACAGACGGAATGATGTTTTCAGACGAGGGTAGTGCCTCCTATAATAACACAGGTTCTGGTGGATGGGGCAGAGGGAACAATGGCCTTATAGGAAGTGGACAATTCAGCACCCAGACAACATCCTACTCTCCAGCTCATACGATGAATGCTAGAGCCAACTCTGGCGGTGGCGGTGGAGGTGATGGAAAAGGACATTATGCTACTGCAAACAATTGTGGCAATGGTGGTTCTGGAGTAGTAATAGTTAGAGTGGCGGTGTAACAATGGCTCATTTTGCAAAACTAAACGATAGTAACGAGGTTTTAGAAGTAGTTGTTATTGCTGATAGTAATGCTCCAAATGAGGCTGCTGGAATTGCTTTCTGTAAATCTTTATACGGTGATGATACAACTTGGAAACAAACTTCCTATAATACTCACGGTAATGTACATAATGAAGGAGGCACTCCTTTTAGAAAAAACTATGCTGCAATAGACAATACTGTATATGACCCAACATTAGATGCATTTATCTTAAAAAGACCAATAGATGACGATGGGGATTCTTGTACTTCTTGGACTCTTAATACTACTACAGGATTATGGGGTCCTCCATTGGATGATCCAGATGACGGGAAGATTTACAAGTGGGATGAATCAGTGCACCAAGCAGATAACACGCAAGGATGGGTAAAAGTTGCAGATGGAATCGCATCTGGAGAGTAAATGTCTATACAACGTGAAGCTATTGCACGAATTGAAGAACAATTAGAAGATGTGATAGAGCACGTTCGGAGAATAGAAAAGAATACTGCAATTACTAACGGAAGGATTAGCAGTTTGGAAAGATGGAGGGCTGGTATTGTAGGAGGGGGAACCTTACTTACAGCATTAGCCGGAAGCAGTGCCGTATGGGTACTAATAGGAGCTTAGCTAATGCCGATGTTAGATGGAAAAAAGTTTGCATATACTCCAGCTGGAAAAGCTAAGTACTTAAAGGCAAAGAAGATGAAAGAGATTAAGAGCAAGAAGAGCACTAAGAGGAGCTACTAATGTCTAAAAGAGTAGAAATAAAAAAAGCTGTACGTCGTAAAAAATCTAAGCAGAGTAAAACCAAAGAAAGAGATAAGCTTAAAAAGGGACAGGCTGGTATTAGTACCTTTACATCTCCTACTGGAACACGAATAAGGGCTACAGCTAGTAGAGCTGAAGCAAAGTATGAAAGAGACGTATTAAATAAAAGACCACAAAAGATGTCTGCCGCTATGTGGACACCGAAAGATTGGCCCGCAAGAAGAGAAGAAGGAAGACACGGCACTCGTGGTGCACCCTCTACTGAGAAAAGGTTTAATGAACCCATGAAGATAAAAAAAGTACCACATGGGGAGATTTTGGGAAAGAAAAAAGGAACTTTTTACGAGAAGAGGAAGAGGAAGTAGTAGGAGGCTATGACAGAAGAGAAGAAACCCCGTGGATGGTACGGACAGCGCGTAAAAGAACTGGACGTAGAGTTCAAAAAAATTAGAGAAGATCTAGAGCAATTGTTGCGAAACTCCCCTGAAATAGAAGGCTTGCTCAATCATCCGATCATCCACGAGTATGAACATTGGGAACAAAGAATACGACGGATAGAACAATCGCAACAGTCGTTAATTCATACACAACAGCAATTGGATTCATTAGTAAGACGAGCTGAAATTGCTGCACAATCCTTAGAAAGAAGTCAGGGGAGAGGAGCGCGTTAATGAGTAGACACCATTCCCTTGC